GTTCGCCGAGCGTGGCGTTCGCCGTCGCCGTGATGAGGTTCCCTGACCCCGACCCACCAGTGACGCCCGTACCCACGGCCGTCGTGCCGACCTGAGGACGCCCACCGATCACCGCCGTCGTGCCACCAGTCGTGCCTACACCACCTGAACCAGCGCCACAGCCACCAGCACCAGCCGTTGCAGCATTTGCTCCCAGACGCCCACCGCCACCACCATAAGCGACGACTTTGGTGCCGCCGAAGGTCGTGTTGCCGCCGGCGCCGCCATCGGTGCCCGCCGCGCCAGCCGCTCCGCCGGTCCCGGCCGAGCCACCGGAACCGATGCTCACTGTTTCCGTTGCGCCACAGTCCGCGGCGTTCAGCCACTCACGGACGCATGATCCGCCTCCGCCTCCATGTCCACCGTGACAGGCAACCGCTGTCGCCAGCGAAGAACCACCCCCGCCACCGCCACCCGCGCCCCAGAGTTTGGCATAAACCACCTTGGGCGTGAACGCCGTGGGTTTCGTCCAGGTGTTCGAGCCGGGCGTCGTGAAGACCTGGATGTCGACCTGGCCCTGGGCGCCGGTGTAGAGCGCCCCGCCGGAGGTGTACCGATAGAGCACGCCCTCGACGACGATCGCATACTCGCCGGCGAGGAGAGTGAATTGCGGCCCCTTGGTGATCGTGCCGGCACTCCGGTTCCGCTGCAGATCATAGCCCTGCGGGAGCGTCGCATCGGTGTTGCGGATGGTGATCGTCTTGACGTTCCGCACGCCACTGCCCGGCGCGGCGCAGATCGTGGTGGTCGCCGCCCCCGAGATGGAGGTCTGCTGCGAGCTGGGACCGAAGTTCGAGGACGGGGTGATACTCCCATCGCCGTCCACAAAGTCGACGTCGACCTTGGTCACCACCGTCGCAGAGGAGGTGACGAGCTCGAGGACGTCGGTTATCGCCAGGTTCTTCATCTCACCATTTCCTCGCGGCCATGAACCGCTGATCGGGGTCGAAGTCTCTGTCGAGGTTCGCGCTCGGAGTCGGTGCCGCGTCGGGATAAAAGATCGCCCCGATCTGCCCGCCCGTCGCCGAGGCCGACCAGGTGCACCGCGGGGCCGTTGATGTAGCCGAGGTCTGAATCAAATCGTAAGTTGCGATGCCACTACCCTGCGTGCCCCGATTCGTATAGGGCGAGTTGCTGGACCCTGTCGTGTCGTCGGAGTCACTGTATCCGACGATCAGCGCATTGTCGGCGCTCGGCGTCTTACTCGTGCTGTTGACGAAGCTACTCTGCGAGGCGAAGTGCTGCGCGCCATTCGAGCCGTCCCATAGCTCCGTCCCTCCCACACACCGGGGCGCCGAGGCCCCGGTGTAGGTGGAAGCGTGGATGTTCATGAATCCGGTGCCCGTCTTGCTGACGCTGACCTGCGTGGCGCTCTTGGTGGCGCCGATCGCCGAGAGCGCACTCCCGGTCACATACATCACATAGCGTTCACTGTCCGCCGTATCGTCCCACTCAATGACCTTCTGGTAGGCGTTCCCGCCCGAGGCCCCGTTGTCCGACACCACGACGGCGGTGTCGGCGTCGGAGCAGGTCACCATGACCACCACGAGATCGCCCACGTTGATCGTGATGGCGACCGTGTTGGGGCCCGCCCCGGTTGTGAGACTCCGGACGTTGGCGCCGAAGGCGAACGTGCTCACGGTCCCCCGCCGCGCACGTTCAGCACGCGCGCCGCCGACTGCTGGTACCACTGCAGCGCCTCGCTGTCGCCGAAGTAACTCGCCGCGAGGAGAACGATTTCGCTGCTACCGGCGCCGTCGTCGCGTACCGTTACCGGGTAGGTATCCCACTCGAGTCGGTCGCGGTACTCGAACATGTCGTTCTTGCTTCCGGTCTGGAAGGAATTCCCAATCTCCTTCCAGTCGCTCCCGGCGCGGCCAACGTGTGTCTGTGATGCCATCGCCACCAGGATGCCGTTTCCTTGGGGCTGGGTCCAAGGCGTGGTGTGCTCAACGGGAGACGAAACCGGGGTTGAGGCGAACCCCTGCGCGGCGCGAAAGGTGATCGGACTGTCGGGCTTGGTGTTCCGGAAGGCATGGGCGTACCCCCGGCGATTCGCGCGCGCCGTCGCCCAGGTGATCGTCACAGTCGGTTGTCCGTTGTCGGCACCCTGGTTGTCCGCGAGGGCCACTTGGCGCCCCAAGGATCCGACGTAATCGTTCCTGAGGGCACTGAACCATGTCCCGATGAGATCGTCAGAGATCGTGATCGCCGGGTCGCCGGTCCCGTCGTAGTCGCTCGAGACGCCGACGAGGAGGAGGTCGCCGGGACTGATTGCCACCGGAAGCGTGGGCAGCACCAAGGTGGTGCCGCTCCCTGAAGCGACATTGTTGACGTAGGTATTCGGAACCGGAATGATCGCCATGGCAAGGTCGGGGATGGAGCTCGCGCTCCACCCCCTCGCCTCGTCAGGTCGACTACTCTTGGACTTCGGCGCTGAGCTCGAAGCTCAGCGACGTGGCGCCCGAGGCGGAGTAGATGTCCGCCGAGTCACCGGATGCCGCCGACAGGCAGAACATGCTGTCGGGGTTCGGAGCCACCCAGCCGCCGGGGCCGGCCGCACCGCAGCCGATCGCCAGCCAGTAGGTGCCGCCACCCGAGCCCGCGGTCGGCGTGTGCGCCGCCGTGAACACCGAGGCGGGCGCGCGGTCGTCGCGGCCCTTCGGCGTGATCGACGTGCCGGCGGTGGACGCGGTCGTCCAGTGCTTACCGCGGAACGCGATGCCGGAGATCGAGGTCAGGGTGGCACCCTTGCCCATGACGTAGACCGCCTGCACATAGATGTTGCGGGTGGCGCCAACCGCGAGGAACAGGTGATCCACCTCGGTGTTGGCACTCCCGCTCGTCGTCAGGCTTGAACCTGGCGCTACTGCATACACGAACGGCATAGTTCCCCTCGGGGTTAGCGTCCCTCTCTGATGAGCGTCGCGAGCGGGGACGCATCCGCGGCGACGATGGCTTCCAACTCGTGCATCTCCAGCATCCGGCCATAGCTCTCCAACTGCTCGTCGGCGAGCCGCTGCCAGAACACTTCATCCGGCATCACATAGAACTGGGTCTGGTCCCCGTACTTCTCGTAGCACTCCTGGCACAGCCAGAAGAGGAACGTCGAATCCTGGGGCGTGTAGCCGCCGTCCGTGCCGCAGCTCGGGCAGTAGATCGGCACCCACCACATCCCGCGGTGCCAGAGCACGCCGCGGGGCGTGACGATCTCCTCGCATCGGCTCGAGGGCAGGACGTTGACGCTCATTGGCGCTCCGTGACGAACTCGCTATCCGGTTCCGGCAGGCCCTGGCCCTGGTTGAGGTCGCGGGCGACGGCGGTCTGGAGCGCGAGCAGGTAGTAGCGCGAGAGGCTGTCCCGCATCGTGGGCGACTTGGCAATCCCCATCGCGAGCTCCGCGGCCATGCGGAGCGACACGGCGTCCGCGAAGACGGCCGAGAACATCGTCGGGTTCGTCACGCGCGCCGTGTAGATCAGCGTGGGATCCTGAATCGTCGTGAGGATCTTGCGGGAGGTCGCATCCCGCATGACCACCTCGAACGGGATCCGGTCGACGGCCCGCTTGATCTGGACGCCGGGATCGATCTCGCGGGCGGCGATGCAGTCTGCCGGCCAGCTGAACTCGTAACCCCAGGGCAGCGGCGGATCCTGGGGGCTCAGCAGAGTGAGGGCCACGCGCTTCCGCGCGAAGCTCCAGTCGAAATCCTCGAGGACGTAATCCCGGCAGAGCTCGTACCAGAGATTACAGGCGCCCGCCTCGGCGCTGAGCTCGGTCATCGAGGCGATCCGCTGACTAACGCCGATCCGGCTCAGCGCCATGTTGCTGATCGTGACCTCGGAGATCGCCATGCTAGGCGCGCTTCGACGCGAAGTTGACGAACACCCGCGGCGCGCCGGTCTGCACGGAGATCGTGATCGCGAGCTGGAGCCCGGTGACGTCGGCGCGGGCATTCTCGGTCGCACTGAACACGGACGCTGGTGTCGCGAGTGCCTTGGTGGGCACGGCCTGGAAGCCGCTGACGAAGGGCGCCGCCGTCGCCCCGAAGGGACCGGCGAGTCGCGACTCGAGCGTGGCGGTCAGGGTGCCGCTGTTGAGGTCGAAGCCGAGGATCGCGAGCGCCTGCTCCTCGCTGTCCGCCACCGGCGCGACCGGCAGGATGTAGCGATTGCCATTCACGAGCGCGATCGGCCCCGAGTGGATATCGCTCATTGTGACTGAGACGTCGGCCATGGGATCCTCAACGTGGAAGCGGAGGGCCGGACCATCCGGCCCCCCTCAGTGACCCTACTTCTTGAGCACCTTGTGGAGCCCCATCGCGGCGAGCCAGTTAAGTACCGCGGTGACGATCTCCGGTCCCCATCCGTGCAGGTCACCCGGCAGTGCGATCCCGCTCACAGTGGCGAGCTTCACGATGCCGAAACCGATAACCAGGACGATGAGTTGCTGCGGGAGGGCCGCGAGGTCATCGACCTTCCCGATCACAGCCTTGAGGCCGGACATCACCAGGGTGGTGGCGAACGGCATCAGGGTCAGCACCACGGCGCCGGCCAGGCCGAACGCCGCAAGGGGGTTGTCCTGCACGACCGTGGCCGCGGTCACCGTTGCCACGGTGAGCACGGGCGCGATGGTGAGGAGCACCGCCAGGGTGACGGCGGCAGAGAGCCAGCGGAGTGCCTTCATGGTGCGTACCTCCAGTGAAGTGGACATCAGGGCAGGCCGGAGCCCCAGGTGACGACGAGTTCCGCTTCGTCGATGTGGGCCATCTCCTGCATGAACCGCCGGAACGCCTCCTGGGAGGCGACGACGGCCCGCTTGGTGACCAGCGGATGCGCTGGGTTATCCTCGTCGGGTACCTTCACGAAGCCGCGGCGCAGGCCGACGCCGATGCACCCTTCGACGTCCTCTTCGGTGTTCGCCGGGTGAATCAGGATCCGCGACCGGCCCGGCACGCCCGTGACCTCGAACGTCTCGTAGTTGTGCTTGTGGAAGATCGTCCGGTGGAGCGAGTACGTCCCCGCGGGAATGCAGGACTCGCCCGGCTGGTTGTTCTTCCAGTCGTCCTCCATCGTGACGAACGTGTAGCCCCCCGCCTTGAGGAGGCCGAAGACGCCGTCCGGTGTGCTCTCGGTGCGAAGGAGGGAGAGCTGCATCACAGGGTTTCCCCTTCCCGTTTCGTTGGCGCATCCGCCGGCGCCGGTTCTTCCGATCGCGCCGCCCAGCGGGCCCGCGCGAGGTCGACCAGGCGATCGGGCCGCATCATGAACGCCGCGAACACCAGCGCACCCCAGAACTCGTCGCGATCGAGCAGCCGGTAGCCCTTGAGCGTGAACGCCACCGGCACGACCACAATGCCCGCCACGAAAGCCCAGTTCCAGGCCGGGTGATCATTGGCGCGGCGCGGTTTCACCTTACGCACGCGAGCCCCGCAAGCCGGGCCTGCTCCGGCGTCTTGATGCAGTTGAGTCGCACCAGGCCGCGGATGTCGCCGGCGAGGGAGTCGGTGCGGACCATCGCGATCTTCGCGAGACTGTCGACGGCGCTCACGCGCCGGAACTCCGCGTCCATGTGTTCCTCGAGTTTCTGGGCCACGGCATTCACCGAGTCACCGGGGCCGGTGAGCTTCGCGCCCTGCCATTTCAGAATGGCAAGCAGCGTCACCAGGATCACCGTCATAGATCCCAGGAACTCCGCCCAGCCCTTCACCGTCCTGGGAAGCCAGGTCATCAGATCTCTTCCTCCGTCTCTTCAGGCGGTGCCGGATCCTGCCACGTCCCCGCGGCCTGCACGGGATTCGGAGCACCGCGTTCCTCCACCGGCTTGGGAGCCGGCGGCTTGTCAACGGGCTCGACCCACGAGGGGAGCCGCTCGTTGTCGGGCCAGTCTAGGATGGCATCCCGCTCGTGCAGGATGCCACCCCAGAAGCCCTGCCTGGTCGCGCGAACCTTCACGGCCTATCAGCCGGTCGGGTTCAGCTGCCGCGACAGCACCAGGCCCGCCGTGATCTTGCCCACGGTCGGCGCGGTGCCGGTCAGGTCGTAGAACAGGCGGAGGTACCGCTCCGTCGTGCCCCACGGGATGGTTGGCAGCTTGAACTGGTACCCGATGACCAGGGAGGCCAGCAGCACCGCGTTGCTCGTCCAGACCGTGGCCGCGGACGAGAACCCGCTGTTGTCGTCGGTCTGGAGCAGGATGACCATGGAGGTCAGGTTGTCGAACGCCTGGTCGACGATCGCGAAGACCTCGAGCGCCGTGCCGGGCCCGATGTCGCGCGTCTGCGCGCGTCCGGAGAACACGGAGCCGGGGGCCCCGAGGTCGATCACGTTGGTCGAACCCGCGTCGGCAGTGATCGGCCCTTGGGCGTCACTGAACAGGTTCTGGAAGTCGAGAATCATGTGCCCCTCTGAGAAGTCGGTGCGGAGCGGCGCCTATCGCCGCCCCGTGTCGCCAGTGTCAGGTGCCACCCTCAGGATCAGGTGACCCGCGCCTCGGTGTCGAGCAGCGCGTCGCACTGCCGAATCGGGATCCCGCGGAACATCGTGGTCATCTGCCCCGCGTACTCGCCCACGGAGAGCCACACGTTGGCCTTGGTCGCGGCCAGCATGTCGAGGGTGGTGCCCACGGTGCGGTTGCAGTAGATGACCATCTTCCCCGGCGTGCTCAGCGAGTAGAGCTTGTGCATCGCGCGGGTGAGGAGGCTGATGATGTTCGGGCCGGTGTAGCTGGCGTTGCCCGGCGAGGTGGCCGCCGAGGCGAAGCCCTGGTCGGACGCATCGATGTTGCAGATGCGGACCACGTACCGCCAGTCGCGTACGGTGAGTCCGATGTCCCACTTGAAGTGGGAGCGGAGCACCTGGTACTGCGAGCCGTCCGCGAGGATCTTGGTGTCCTCGCCGAGATCCTCGTGCATCAGCCCGCCGCGCCCGCCCTTGGGGAAGATCAGGTGGACGACGCGATCGCTCCACGGGAAGAGCCAGATGCTCGAGTTGTCCGAGCCGGTCCCGCCGGCGTCGAGGATCTGCTGGCCGTTCTCGGCCGAGAGCGAGGAGAAGCGGGGCGCGAGGCCCATGAACTTCTCGGGGTCGATCGAGGTGTTCCCGTAGAACAGCGTGCTCGCGATGTTCTGCGACATGCCCTCGAGGAAGGCGATGTCTTCCGAGGTCCGGAAGGCGGAGCTGTTCCCGTTCAGGGCGACGAGGGCCTTGTCGACCTCGCTGTAGGCCTCCAGCATTCCGCAGCTGTCGACCACCTGCTTGGTCGTGCTCTTCTCGGGCTGGACGCCGTAGTTCAGCAAGCGCCAGGTGCCGGTCGGGAGGCCCGTCCGGATCGTGGTCTTGTGCCCGGTGGTGAGGTTGCCCTCGACCGCCATGGCGTCTTGGAGGATCGGGTTGGACTTCGCCAGGATCTCGATGATGTCGGCGACCTTGCCGTTGTCATCGATGCGCTTCGCCCAGTCCGTGAGGGTGAGGGCGGTGGTGCCGATAACAGCCATGACAGACTCCGCGGTTGCGGCCGGCGACTAACCGGCTCAGTGGTCCTGCTCAGAGCGGCGCGTTGGGGTACATCTTTTCAGCGAGCGGCACGCCGTCGCTGCCCCCAGGCCGCGGTACGATGATGGCGTCCTCGCGGATCGCCGCGCCGATACGGTTCAGCATCCGGAGCAAGGCCGGGTGGTCGCCCAGCTTCGAGTCCTCGAGGTACTTCACGAGTGTCTCGTCGCCGAACTGCTTCAGCACGCGCTGGCCGTTCTTCACGGCCGCGTCGAGCTTCGCGCCCCCGATCTCGGGATCATCCTTGGCTTCCTTCCGCCAGGCCTCCACCTGTTGCTGCCAGGCCTCCTGCTGCTGCGTGATCAGCGATTGCATCCGCCCACCGTAGAGATCCACCAGCTTCTGCGCCTGCTCGTTGCTGAGCCCGAGCTCCTTCGCCAACGGCGTGAACTCGGAGAGCGAGGTGTCGCTGGCCTCGAACCCTTCGGGGAGTTTCAGCTCGTACTTCTCCGGCGGACCACCCTTGCCAGTGTCGCCCGCTTTGGCAGCGTCGGCCTGGGCCGAGGCATCTGCGCTCGCGGTCTTGTCGCCGGCCGGCGGCGTGTCGCCAGTCTTGCCCGCGGCCGCGGCTGCAGCGGCTGCGTCTCCTGCTTTCCCTGCGTCGGCCCCGGTCGCGGTGGCCGTCGTGTCAATCGCCATTGGGATCCTCACGTCGCTGTTCAACCTGCATGAGCTGGTAGGACTCAGGACAGAACTCCATGATGTCCGCCAGCAACTCGAGGCCGAGCGCCCGCCGTCCCTCGAGCATGGCCGTCCGATGCGTCTCTTCCCCGCTGAACGTCGTCCGATAGACGCCGGCCCGCTCGAGCGCGCGCCACATCACGCGCCGGCCATCGGGTGTTCCCATCATCCGCACGAAGGACGCCCGGTAGGCCTCCTCCTGGTTCTTCTCCCGCTTCTCCCGCTCACTGCCCACTGGTCGACCGATCCGCGGCGTCGGCGTACATCTTGTCCGCCAGGGGCGTCTGGTCCGCCTCCACCTCGAGCTCTGTGATCTGGAGATCGATGCTGGCGTAGTCCGTGCCGTCCGTTGAGCCGGACTTCGTCATGCTCTTCACGAACGCCTCGCCGGAGATGTAGACCTCCTGGCCGACCTTCGCCCCCTGGAGCCCGAGCGCGGCGATCTGCTCCTTCTCGAGGTGGATGCAGCAGCCGTAGGGGTACTCCTGCTTCGGCATCTCCGGCGACGAGGCCTTCTCGGTCTGCGCCGGCGTCATCTTGAGACTCGCCATCCCGTCCTCCTAGTAGCTGCAGGCCTGCCCGTTGAGTACCGCGTTGAGCTTCCCTTCCGCCAGGATCTGGGCCCGCAGCGCCCGGTCGGCGAACAGTTGCCCCTGGCGCACGACCGCGAGGAGCTGCTGCGACCGGATCCGTTCGTGCCACCACCCGAGACTCACCAGCACCAGCAAGTACAGGAACCCCAGGGCCAGGCGCCTACTTATCGTGAACATTCGCCTCGAGCGCCCTGAAGTACGCCATGGCGTCGGCTTTGTTGTCGTAGCACTTCATCCGCTCACTGGTCGTGTTCTTGATCACGCAGTACCGCGAGCCGTTCCGCACCACGCTGTACGGATTCCCCTTCGCGCAGACCTCCTGAAAGGCGACCATCACCCCGCTCCTGGGATCCCGGTCGCCGGCACGGCCGAGGCCTGCGACAACTGCTGCCCTGGTCCGCTCTGACTGAGCAGCCGGGAGAGCGCCGTGTCGCCCCCCATCTTCGTCTCGCTGGCATCCTTCGCGGCCTTCGCGATCGGCGCGGCCGTCGACGCCGCCATGGCGAGTTTCTGCTGCTGGGCCTTCTGGGCCCGCACACCCTCGACCTCGTCGTCGGCGCGCACCACCTTGGGCGGCACCCCGAGCATTCCGGCGTACTCGTCGACGGTCTGGTCGAAGTCGATCTTGTCGAGGACCGAGGGATCGGCCTGGGCGAGCTGCAGGGTGAAGCCGGCGAGGCGCTCCATGCCGCCGGTGCCCACGGCGCGCTGGGCCTGGGCCAGCATCGAGATGTACTCGACGCGGACGTCGACGCCCTGCAGGTGCTCCGGCGGATCCTCGAGGAGGCCGTTGCGGAGCATGATCGCGAACGTGCGATCGATCAGCGGATCGTTCTGCTCGCCGTTCAGCCGCTCGAGCACCGGCCCGAGCATCAGCAGCTTCTCCTCGTGGCGCTCATCGATCTCGCGCGCCGTGATCTCGCGGCGATCGCTCATCGTGAGCATCTGGAAGAGGTCGACGTAGAACGCCCGGTTGATGCGGTCCTGGTTCTCGCGGATGTCCTCGGTGAGGGCGGCGAGCTCCGGCTTGATCGCATAGGCCGGCGAGAGGCCCGCGTTCGCCGCGGTGGCGTCGACGTAGTTGATGTCCCCCGGCAACGTCTTGGCGCGCCCTCGCTTCAGCGAGGCGGGTGCGTTCCACGGGGGATTCACCAGCTTGTCGATCGCCTGGCTCTTGCGGCGCTGCTCGAGCTGCAGGGCCTTGATGTCCCCGAGTGCGTCCATGCCCGGCGCAGTGCCGTAGATGTCGGAGTCGAGTAGCGACCAGCGCGACGCGATGACCGGGAACTCCTCGAATCCGCCCTCCTTCAGCAGCTTGTCGCCATCGGTCGCCTGCGTCTCGAGATACACCGAGCGGTAGGGCTTCTCCGGCCCGATACTCTGGCCGCGCCGGCGCCGGGGCGCGCCATCGTTCGGCTCGATCGCGTGCAGGATCTCGACCCACTCGTCGAAGGCCTTCTGCTCCCAGAGGTTCTTCACCACCGTCGAGATCTGGGACCAGTCGATCCGGCCGTCCGGCTGCATTCCGAACTGGGTCACGACCTGGCGCACGGTGAGCGGGAACACCCGGTACGCAGTGTCGACCGCCATGCGGTCACTGTTCGCGAGGAAGTAGCTGCCGACCGGCCAGTGCTGGCAGCGAATCACGTCCTCGTCGTCCTCGAGGATGTGAAAGGCGCTGGTGCCGAAGACGCCGAGGTCGGTGTAGTGCTGGGGGAGGACACTGTACAGGTTGCTGCGGTTGAACACCTCGCGCAGCCGCATCTCGGTGGTGAACAGCCACTGCTTCACGTCCGCCATCTCGTTCAGCGCCGGATCCGGCGTGGTGAGCCGGAACCAGTTCCGTGCGGGCGAGGTGAGCCCGGCCATCATGCCTGACGAGAGCGTCCGGACGGCGAGCGTGCCGGTGTTGTCGATGATCCGCTGGTTGGCCTTCTCCCCGCGGTTCTTGTCGCTGAAGAGGAACCGGACGCGGCGGGGCTGGATGAAGTCGTTGAGATCCCGCCAGTGCGCCTCGAACGAGAGCCGCTCCCGCTTCATGTCCCCCAGGCGCTGCAGGAGCCGCTGGCGCAGGGTGATGCCGGCGACGGGGATGACGGAGGGGGCGGTCACGCTACTGACCCAGGAGGGTCTTCGTGCCCCCGGCGGGGACACCCATGGGGCCGGTGAGGATCGTCGACTGCCGGCCGGCGGCGAGAGCAGCACGCTTCCGCTCGTTGGTCCGCGCGGCGACGACCTCCGGCGACTGCTGCGTCGGGGGCGGCGTGGGCTTCGGAATCGTCGGCATCTTCGGCGTGCTGAAGCACATACCAATGCCCCCGGCTGGTGAGGTGACGGCTAACTCACAGTCGGACACCAGTATGCGGTGGGGCGTGGCGGAATGTCAACAGGTGTTGCAGGAACTGCACAGGTGGCTAGGCGTGATCCAGGGGGTTGTAGTCCCACTCCGGCCCGCGGCCGCGCTCGCCACGCTTGCGAGCCTTGGCCTCCTCGAGCTCCTCCTGGCTGAGCACGCGCTTCATGCCTTCGGAGAGCACCGGCTCGGCGAACGTAACCGCCAGGGCGTCGCCGCAGTCCGGCGAAGGCAGACCGTCCAGCTTCATCGAGGCCTTGTCCGTGAGGATGAGTTGGTCCCGCACGTTGAAGAAGTAGGTCTGGCTGGTGAGCTCCATGCTGAGCTCGTCGTCCGCGGGGATTGCGCCGCCGACCTTGAGCCAGTCCGCCATGCGGAACCAGATCTCGGCCCGCTTGTTGGCGTACTGCTTCTCAGCGGCGGCTCCCCCGAACTGCACGCCGATCGGCGCATAGCCCAGCTCCCGCAGGCGATCGATCACCGCCCCGCCGTAGCCGCCGGTGGCGTCGACGAAGATCGCGTCGACCGTCAGGCCCTGCGCCTGGAAGCCTTTCACGATGCGCGAGACGTGCGAGGCCACTTGGGTGGAGTCGGCGCCGCGGAGTTTCTTCCACGGCCAAGTGCGGGCATCCTGGCCCCGGCGGACGCCGATCACTGACTGGTCGTCGCCCTCGCGCGCCACGTCGACGCCGATGATCAGCGGATCCGCGATCGAGGACACCGCCTCGCGGCGCTGGGCCTGGTCGACGGTGTCCTGGGCGATCATCTGGTTCGTGCCGCGACTCGGGAACATCCCGCGCACGCGGACCTTGACGTAGTCGCTGTCCTCGCCGTGATCCTCGATCTTCCGGCGGATGTCGTCCTTGTTGGTCACCCGCACGTTGCGGCTGTCGATCTGCCGCGCGCGCCAGCGGTGCCGGTACTTCCCGAAGCACTCGAAGAACCGGCCGACGTTCCGCGTGCCGTTCCCGAAGGCGCACCAGACGATCTGCGTCTCCATGTCGGTGAGCGCACCCTCGGTCACCTCCCACACCTTGTCGTGGATGTTGGAGCTCTCGTCGAAGAACACGCTGATGCGCTTGCCCTGGTTGTGCAGGCCGGCGAACGCCTCGGTGTTGTTGGCACTCCAGGTCACGCGATCGAGGCGCCAGTTCTTCTCGTGGTCGCGATCGGCGCGGTAGATGCTGGTATCGGTGAGGGTGAACCAGTGCTTGTTGATCAGCCGGTGGTACCACTTGGTGATCTCCGGCCAGGTCTTCGTGCGGACCTGGAGCTCGGTGTTCGCCGTGACGATCGCGCGGGCGTCCTCCATGGTGCAGAGCGACCAGAGGGCGAGCTGGGCGATCGTGGCGGACTTCGTGATCCCGTGGCCGGAGGCGATCGCCTTCTGGAAGGGCTGATCCCAGTCGGGCCCGCGGAGGTGCCGGCCGAGCTCGTCGAAGAGCTCGAGGCCCCACTGCTCCGGCCCTGGGATCCCCTCGAGCGGGCCGTGGCCCCAGGGGAACGCGTACCACACCCAGCCGAGCGGATCCCGGCTGTACTGGCCCATGTCTTCGGCGAGGAGTTGCTCGACCTTGGCGGTCACTGCCCCAGCCTCACCCCGCAGCGATCCCACGCGGCCTGGTGGTGGCCGGGCTCGGGGAGCAGCGCGTGCAGCATCTCATGCTCGATCCACGTCTGGTGGGTGAGCCCCCGCTCCACGATCCAGATCGCGTCGCGTCCGCGATCGTAGTGCCCGACGACGTGCTCCTCGCCGGTGGGGATGTAGCGCCCCGCCTCGGCCGGCCAGTACAGCCACTCGAGGTGGTCGATCGACCGATGCAGGCCGGAGCACGCTTCCATCGCCGCCCACCACTGCGGGTAGTACTCTGCGGTGTTGTTACCGAGCGGATTGTCCTGGTAGCGGAACGGCACCAGGGCCTCGGGGATGGCGGGCCCGAAGGACTCGCAGCCGAGGGCGAGCAGCAGAAGCAGCGCGAGGCGTCGCATCAGCGGCCCCGCTTCCCTGGCTTGCGGGGCGGGACGTTCCTCGGCCGTGGGGTGAGTGGCCGGGACACCTGGACGACGAGCTTGAAGTAGTTCCGCCCGTCACTGGGATCCGGATACACGGTGGGCTCGAGGCGGATGTCGAGGCCGCGCCGGATCGCCGTGTTCAGCGCCCCCTCGAAGACGTCGCGGGTGGCGAGCACCTGCTTCGTGAGCTCCGCGTCGTTGGTGATGTCGATGTTCATGGTACGCTCCAGAAGACGCCGGCACTCAGGAAGCGGAGCGCCACGCTGCGATCACTCGAGTAGCTCGGCACCGGCCGGGTGCCGCCCTGCAGGCCCAGGTAGCGCCACGGGGCGCCGAGGCGCCAGAGCGGCCGCACCGTAGCCTCGGCCGTGAGGAACTGGTAGCCCGTCCCCTGATCCTCGGATCCCTCGATCAGCTGCAGCATCACGTCCGCCGGCGGCGATCGCAGGCGCGCGATGAACGTGTGCAGGCCGACGTGGACCGCCTTGGGGTGCGCCAGCAGCTTCTCGAGCGTGAGCACCGCGTGCCCGGCGCTGTCGCGGACCTCGACGCCGAAGGCGAGCAGCTGGTAGTAGGTGATCTGTGGCAGGCCGGGATGCGGCCGCTCGTCGCTCCGCTGCTCGATGAACCGGCCGTAGATCACCGAGGCGCGCAAGCCCGGCACGAACTGCTGCTCGAGCGCCAGGGCCCAGTGCCGCACACCGGCGCCTGACTTCGACGGGAAGAGCCCGTTCTCGTTCGCGGCCATCACGCCGACCTGGAGCGTGAGTGGCGCCTCGTACCCCATCTCGACGCCAGGGGAGCGCCACCGCACGCCGAACGTCTCGCGGTCGCGGTAGAAGCCATCGCTCGAGGCGACCGTCGCCGCGATCGAGCCGGCCGCGGTGAGCTGCAGGAGGAGGCCCAGGATCACGCGTCACCACCGGCAACGAGGTTGCTCGGCTTCTCCTGCTCGCCGTGGCCCGGCTCGTCGAGCCCCTCGCGCTTCCGCATGTGCGCGCGGAAGGTGCGGTAGAGCGGCGTGTCCTTCAGCGTCACCACCTCGGCCATGAGCTCAAAGGCCTTCACCACCACCAGGTTCGCCGGCGTGCGCTGCTCCTCCGGCAGGGCGCGCTGGCCGCTCTCGATCATCGCCGCCATCAGGCCCATCATCTGCACGTCGGTCATCGGCGTGACCATGGTAATCGTCGGCTGTTCCTGGCCCAAGCCGGGCGGCAACGGCGGAAACCCCTTCATCGACTACCTCGCTGCGTTCGAGTGGAGGCGCCATCGCCGCACGCTTGCGCGCCGCGCGGATCAGGTCGGCCAGGTCGTCGTCCTTGTCTTCCACGCGCACCCGCTCCACCAGCAGCCCGAGGTGCTTCGCCAGCGTCTCGAGGGCGCGCTGCTTGTCCCAGAACTTCACCTTCTTCAGGAGCCCGACGAAGCGCCGGTTCTCGCCGGCGCCCTCGTAGATCTCGCTCACGTCGATCGCCGCGATCGCGCGCCGGACGTCGACCGGCATCTCCTTCAGCGGCTTGAGCTGGCCGTCGTCGGTGAACGCGTCGCCGATGTCGACCATCGCGATCCGCATGAGCTCGGAGAGGATCTTGAGCGGGGTGACGCCGGCCATCGCGGCCGCGTCCTGGCGCGAGGGCGGGAGGGCCGCGACGAGCTCGCGCTTGTCGTCTCTCATCGGCCCCCCACCTGGTCGATCATTGCCCTCAACTCCTGCTGCAGCTTTTCGAGCTCCTCGCCCGGCGCATCGCGCTCAGCGAGTCGCGCACACAGACTGAGCATGACCTGCGCGCCGGCGTAGAAGGCCCAGCGCGTCTGTTCGACCTGGACCGGACTCGCGCCTTTCGGCACGACCGCGTGCAGATAGTCGAACCACTCCTCGGCGATCGTTTCTCGCTGCGCGGGCTGGGTCACGCCATCCACCCTTCCGACAGGTCGCTGTTGTGGATCACGCGCTCTTCCCCGCGTTGAGGTGGTAGTACACCAGGCCGTCCTTGAGCTTCAGGGCCTTGGCGATCGCCGAGCCCTTCAGGCCTGGATGGGCTCTCGCGTACTCGAGGACGCGCTGGCGGACCTCCGTCCGACTGCGGGTCGACGAGGTAGGGCGCGGGCCCTGCTTACCCACCTTGCGCTTGACCGGGGGATCCCCAGCGGGCGAGTCGCCCTCGAGAAGCGTAGCCGCGCGCTCGAGCGCCTCGGCGAGCGTGCGGGCGCGTGTTGCCTCCTGGCGCAGCCACCCGATGTGGTCCGGTCGGTGATCAGCGGGCATCGGCATCCTCGAGGCGGGTGACGGTCCAGTCGGCCAGCTCGTCCGGCCGCTCGTAGCGGAACTGCTTCGGGCTCAGCGCGCTGTTCGCCTGGCGCACGCGTGTCGCCATGTCGTGGCGCTGAATCCTGGCCGGAACAGTAAACGACTGGCCGACCGCGAGGGAACTCCAGGGCATGATGGTCATTTGCGCTCCCTCTGCTTGCGGAAGTGCTCGACGTCGGGACAGGTCGCGTGATGGGGCGTGTAGCAGTTCCGGAGCTCCGCCTCGCCCTGGTCGTTGACGACGTACAGCTTCTGCGGCGTGGCGTTCACAGGCGCGATCTTCTTCCCGGTCGTGAGCAGCATCCGAATCGATTGCCCGCAGGTGGGCCCGCGGCAGAGCCGGGCGTCGCTCGAGACGTTCTCAGGCACGCTTCCCTCGCTTCCGGAGGACTTCCTGGGCCCACTCGATCCGCTCGGCCTGGGTCTTCAGCGCGATCGTGCTGGCGTGGAAAAGCCGTGCCGCCTCGCGGTGCGCGCGGCCATTGCGGCCGGCCAGGATCAGGCGCGCGATGCGCTCAAGCTCGCGCTGCTTCATGCCCGCCGCCCCATCTGCACGCCGCGGCGACTGAGTTCTTGCTCGGCTTGAACCCTCAGTCGCGCCGCGATCTCGAGGCACTGGTCCGCCAGCGCGAACAACTCAGCGACCGCCTGAGTGGGCGTCACATGTGGATCCTCCTGGTCGTGCCGCTTCATCCAGTCCGAGAGCATCACGAGCATGTCGCCATCGTCGCCGACGAGCGCCGTCAGGGGCACCGGCCGATCACTCACGCCATCCTCCACACGCGCCAGCCCAGCTCGGGACCGACGTACTCGAGGCGATAGCGCCGGCCGCTCCCCGCGCGCCGCTCGCGGCGGTTCTGCTGCTCGACCAGGGCGCCGGGTGTCTCCGGCTTCAGCGCACCGAACGGGATCACGAAGTGGCCGTGGAGCTCGAGCCGCGCCCAGGGATACTTCGGCGGTCGACCACGGCGGGCCGGCGGGGGAGGAAAAGCGCCGCCAGGCGGGATTGGCTCTGACATGACTCCAAGTATAACTCGGGCGTCAATCCAGATTATGTATAGTTATGTACGCCCATCCAACCACCAACCTCTCCAGACCCCCCGTTGGATGTTGGATAAAACCTGTGATGTCAACGGGTTAGTGCGCTGAAAAACGGCCTCTACAACCTCCCCTCTATACTTTTCCCTACAAGTAGGTAATGCCATAGCTATATCTACCCCCTCCCCGCTATATACCTCCTCTCCTACTCATTATACATGTAAAAGGTTGGTAAGGTTGGATATATAGAGGGGGGACAACGGGTTACAACCTCTATCCAACGGTCATCCAACATCCAACCACGGCGCCCTGGGGAAGCGGCGCCGGGGTGGTGGAAGGGATTGTGGTGGTGGGAGTTACGCGCCAGCGAAGAGCAGCGTCAGGTAGTGCGCGATCAGGGTCCGCGACCACTCATTGGGCTCGTGCAGGAACAGGTCCGGCGTGATCGCGACGCCGCGGAGCTGGGCCCTCGTGAGCGTCACCGCCCACTGCGCCTCGGCCGGCTGACCCCAGGCGTCCATCTTGGACACAACTAGGGCCCCTGAGGCCTCGCAGGGCTCGAGGCGGAGCCGGTAGCGGGTAGCGTCACCCGGCTCGAGAACGACGATCCTGGCCCGGCCGGAGCCCAGCCAGAGGGCCACGGCGTGGGGCTCCTCACCGTCGACCGTGGCGAACGTCAGCGGCCGGCCGTGGTAGGTCAGAGTGCTCACTCCTGGGGCCATCGGGACACCTCCTCGTAACAGCGTAGGGTAAGCCAGAACGGGATCCGACCACTCGGCCGGAGCCAGCGGCGAATCGTCCGCGGCGCGATCCCGAGCCGCTCGGCCAGGGCCTCCACCGAGCCGGCCCGCTCCACGGCGAGGTGGAGCAGGCGCTGCGCGGCGCTACTCACGGTCGGCCTCGCGGATCATCTGCCCGATCAGGATCCGGAGCTGCAGCACCAACTCCTCCTCGGCGCTCCGCGGCGTGGGCACACTGGGCAGGGAACGCTCCTCCTCGCGTGCCTCCTCCGCGCGCCGCACACAGGCGAAGCAGTGCGACGGGTTCCCCGGCAGCGGCCGGCCGTCGTCGTCCACATACGGCAGGAGGTCGGCCCCCTCGAGGAGCTCCTCCCGCATCTCGGCGCCGCACTCCGCACACTCGAGCAGCAGCCACAGCCGATGACTGCGGCCGTGGCCCTGGCCGTAGGTCACCTCGCCGCGGAACCGGAGCCCGTCGATCGTCGCCACGCCCTGGGTGATCGCCCCGGCGACGGCTGTCACGTCGAGCGTGGGGAAGTAGCGGACGACCATTTCGGCGGTGTGGCGATCGCGGCGCTCAGCCTCCTCGCGCTCCCATGTCGCGTTCGCCTCCGCGCGAAAGCGGGCTTGCTCCGCCGCGCGCTCGCGGACGTGGGCGATCAGATCGAACGTCGGGGCTGGTTCGGGGGACACGGTGGTCATGTTAGGCCTCCTGCGAAAGGTGAGCGCGCTGCCGCTCCACGTCGTCGAACGTGGGCGGTGGGGGCGCGTGGGGAATGCCGTCGTGCCACGCGAGCCAGCGGGCCTGGTCGACGACGAACGGCGGTGGCGCCGGCACCCGCCGCCAACCGGAGCGCGGCGGGAGATAGCGCGAGGGAATCGGCACGGGCCGGCGGAGCCGGGTGCCCACCGAGGGGTACTCGGGGATCCCCCCGAGGTAGCGCACGGTGCTTGAATGATTCGGGGCCCAGGGGCCGTAGTACTCGGCGAGGGTCACGAGGCCTCCGGCGTGTGGGTGACGTCGCGGACGACCACTTCGATCAGCCCGCCGGCCATCCGTGCCTTGCCGCTCTTGTTGCGGAGCGCCTGCGCGCCGAGCTCGCGGGTGAGGGCCTCGAGGTCGATGAACAACTCGGCGAGGCCGGCCTTCACGCCGTTCGGCCGGCTGGTATGGCCGCGACCGTCGTCGGTCG